CCCGCCATGTTGCAATAATGCAACTCCGTAAATTTTATAAGTGGCTCAAGAATAAAGGAATAATCAATGTTTTAGTTCCTGACTTCTGGGGAACTATTAAGAAAATGCAAGAATCAAAAAGCGTAAGAGAGCAACAGTTCTGGTACAGGCATATTTTCGGTCCGCAGGATACAGCTCAATTCGGCACACACTATGATGGGTTTGATGTTAATAAAATGTTATGGATGTTTCAAATAGTTGGATTCAATGAAGGTAAATATATGATGTTTGAACAGTGGCCGAATATAAGTTTCAGGGGCATCAAAGACAAGAAAATCAAGTCTGATGCTGATGCGGAACGTGATATTATTGATTATATGGCTACTTATGAAGCTAAAGTTGAAGGTGGAACATTATTCAAGGCATGGATGGATTCAATGGGACTGAAAGCTGAAAAACCAGATACACCAATATTTGACACTCAATTTGTAAAGGGGAAAGTTGATGACAATAGCAAGAGAAACACTCGTAGATGAAGCAATCAAAACAAGAATCCTTCCCGGCAAGAAAACTATTCTGTATGTTGGAATCAAATATGATTATGGAAATCCAGAGTGGGGATTGAGTTATGAGCATCATAATTTTTACAAGACATTCTTTAATATGGGATATTCCATGATATATTTTGATTATATGAAATTATATCAAATATATGGAGCAGAGGAAATGTCAAAGATGTTGGAAGAAGCAGTTTATTATTACAATCCTGATCTAATGTTCTATTTCCACTTTCATGACTGGATTGACAAAGATGTGTTGAAGAATCTGCCTGTCAAGAAATACATCTGGAATGCCGATGATTCATGGAGATATGAGGCAGAAGAGCCTGTCTGGAGTCTATTTGATACAATTATCACAACTGACACTCCGAGTCACGAGAAACGGCTATCTGCAGGATACAATTCTGTCCTGAGTGAATGGGCTTGCAATCCTTTGTTATATCGTGATATGGGTCTGGAAAGAATATATGATGTGTCTTTCATTGGTAGTAAACACAAAGGCAGAGAAGAATTTATTACGAAACTCAGAGAATCCGGTATTGATGTGAAATGTTTCGGGAAAGGCTGGGGAGATACAGAAAGAATCTCTCAGGCTGGACTGATTAAGATATATAATCAGAGCAAGATTGTATTGAATTTGTCAGCCGCTTCATCAGGAGTTCAGAAGATTCAGGTGAATGCCAGAGATTTTGAAGCTACTGGATGCGGTGCGTTGCTGTTGACGCAGGACAGTCCGGCGATCAGGGAATGTTTCACTGATACCGAATTTATAACGTATAATACTATTGATTTGACGATTGAAAAAATAAAATATCTGCTTGAGTTTGAAGCCACGAGGAAAATGATAGCCAAAGCCGGTCACGCGCGCACTCTCAAAGATCATACATACATAAATCGATTCAAAGCTATTGAGGGGCTGACATGAAAATTGGAATACTTGGAGCAAATGGATTTCTCGGACAGGCACTGTGCAAACAGTTCCCAGATGCTGTTCAGATAACGAGAAACACGTACAGAGATCATGTTCATGAGGAAGTATTTGATGTCTTTATTAATGCAAACGGAAACAGCAGAAAGTATTGGGCTGAAGAACATCCGAACAGGGATTTTGTTGAATCAGTTGTATCTGTTATGAACACGTTTGCGGATTTTAAAATCAAGAAATACATTTATATATCATCATCGGACGTATATGGTGATTCGTTTTATGGGTTTCATAAGAAACTTGCAGAGCAGATTGTCAAAAAGAATTCCAGTAACTATATAATCCTGAGATGTTCTGCGATGATAGGTGAAGGCATGAAAAAAGGTGTTGTGAAAGACTTAATTGATGAAACTCCACTCTGGTTGACAAGAGATTCAGAGGTTCAATTTATCACTGTTAATGCTGTTGCTGAAGCAGTCATAAATATAATATGGGCGGGTACTCATAATGATACAATAGATATTGGTGGGGAAAAAGCTGTTTCTATAAATGAGATAGCAGAAATTCTTGGTGTAAAATATACAGTGAGACCGGATGCACTTACTTATAGACGTTGGATAGGGGCAGGAAAACTTTCCAATATATATCCAGTCAAAACATCAAAACAATACATACAGGAGTTTGCTAATGAAAGAATGGACAAATCCGTATAATCCTTTCAACTCAATGAAAGTATTAATGTATCCAGAACAGTTGCAAGGCTGTGCAGATGGCAACTTCATGCCGCCGATAGTGGCTGATACCGATCCGACAAATAAATGTAATTACAACTGTATTTGGTGCAATGCAGTTGACACAATGGCTGGCAAGAAACACACTATGACAGAGAAACATCTACTTGATCTCGCGGATTTTTACAAGGAGTGGGGAATAAAGTCAACATGTGTTGCCGGAGGTGGCGAACCATTAATGAATCCGGCATTTAACAGTTTCCTTGAACGATTACACAAGAATGGGATTGAGATTGGAGTTATCACAAATGGCTCACTAATGACCGATGAACACATTGAAACGATTGCCAGAACAGCGAGATGGTGTGGATTTTCAATGGATGCTGGATATGAAGACACATATATGAAAGTAAAAGGAATTAAACATTGGGGATTTGCTAATGTTCTTGATAACATAAGCAAGCTCAGATTAAAAGTTGATGAATTGGGAACAAATTGTGACATTGCATATAAATATTTACTTCATCCATTAAATGCAAATGAAATATATCAAGCAACAAGACTTGCAAAGTTATATGGCGCACATGACTTTCATCTCAGACCAGCTTGCACTGATAACATAACAACAGATGAACCACAGCTTGAATATAGTTCCGATGACTTGATAAATATTGAGAAGCAGATTACTGAGAGCATGAAGCTGGAAACAAAGAATTTTCATGTGTATGGAGTCAGGCATAAATTTAATCCGAATCTTAAAAGAAAAGTTAATTTCAAGAAGTGCCGGGCATTGCCACTCTTAGCAACATTCGGAGCAGATGGGAATGTGCATCTCTGTTTCGATATGAGAGGTAATAAAGATTTAATTCTCTGCAAGCATGACCCTGATGTGAGAGAGATATTGAAAGTCTGGGGCAGTGAATTCCATAAGGATATGATGAACAACATCGATCCTCAACAGTGTCCAAGATGTACGTTTGGAGCATACAATGAAATAATCGAGAAAGTGTTTATTGAAGACAAGATGTGTAGGAGGCATATATGAAAATATCGATTATCATCCCAGTTTATAATGGAGAAGAACATATTCTCAACAGAACAAAAGAACTCATGCCATATCTGGATAAGGAAGCTGAATTCATATTCGTTAATGATGGTTCTACTGACAGGACTCTTGAACTGTTATTTGGACTGAAAAAAGACTGTAAGCATCTTGATGTCTCAGTTGTATCTTATTTAGAGAACAAAGGTCAATTATATGCAAGGAAATTTGGCGTTGAACTTGCAAAGTATAGTGATATTCTCATGACTGATATTGACGATCCATTCTCATTCTCATATCTTGAAGGACTGAAGTTTGATCTTGACTCAAAGTTACCGGACACAATGATTACAATTCCGAAACAAATATTTGTCAATGGAAAGCCAAATGGAGTTGTTTGGAATATTCCTCAATATCTCAATCCAGAGCAGTATGTTGTCAGTCAGTTTGTTAATCACTCCGGGCTTGTTGCGATTAATAATACAATTCTCAAAAAAGAGATGGTTATTAAAGCAATAACAGAAGTACAGAAAATGTTGGAAGGAATAGGTGTTAAGAGACTTGATTATGCAGAAGACAGCCTGACAGCCAATATCATGATTCAAGAAGGTTTGGTGAAGTATATATTCCCTTCAACAGTATATTCAGTGCCTTATACGCTGGATAATCAGAACAGCATTTCAAAAGATAGATCAAAGACAATGAGAGATATGCCTGTCCTGATTGCAAATGCGTATTATCAGATATTCTCACAGTATGAAAAAGAAGATGTAGAACTGAAAGATAGAATGAGACAGACGCACGAGGATATTTGTAAACTGAAATATGGAGATGATGCGAAGAAGTTCATGCAGGATGTTGACAAGTATGTTGCAAGAATGGTGAAGTATTATGGTTGAGATAACATGCAAGCAGTGTGGGGCAAAGAGAATGGTATCACCATCAAGAATAAATCAAAAATATTGTAATAAAAAATGTTTTTCATTATTTCTTAAAAAACCACCTGTCTCAAGAAATTGTTTATACTGTGGAAAAATATTTAAAGTTAAATATGCATCGATACCAAATAAATATTGTTCAAAGAAATGTCAAATGGAATCTATGTGGAAGAAGCCAGTAAAAATAAGATGCAAGGAGTGTGGGATTTTATTTGAAGCAAAGAACAGAAACTGCAAATTATGTATCAAATGTAAACAAATAAAAATAAAGATATATGGGAGTGACTACTATAAAAACAAAGTGAATCATAAATATAAAATAACTTGCAAGCAATGTGGAAAAACAAAAAAAGTACCATATATAAGCAGAAATCAGCCGTTCTGTTCTAAAACATGTTTTTCTGATAGTATCAGAATGGACAAGGTGAAAATAATATGTCAGCGGTGTGGGGAGGAAAAATATGTATCAGCATCAAGAAAAAACATGAGTTTCTGTTCTAAACAATGTGCCGACAAAAACAAAATAACAAGAATTATCAAGAGGTGTAAATACTGTAATAAAACATTTACAGTAGTTCCCTCAGAAATAAAAAGAGGCGGGGGTAAATTTTGCTCACCAAACTGTTATTCGGATTATATAAGAGAAAATCCACAAAGTCCACAACTACATGTAGCATATAACAAGCGAGCATGCAAGTGGTTTAATCAGTTTGACAAAACAAATAATACACTTGGGCAACATGCGGAATCAGAAAACAAAAAAGGTGAATATAGGACACTTGGATATCACCTTGATTATATAAACCATGAGCATAAAATGATTATCGAATGGGACGAACCATATCATTGGAGAAACAAAAAACAAATTAAAAAAGACATTGCTCGGCAATCCAAAATAATGAGACAGTTTCCTAATTATTGGTTTGCAAGACTAAAGCAAGAGGATAATCCGAGAATATATTCAATAACTGACATTCAAGTAATTGCATTTGCACAGAAACAGAATAATAACGAACAGTGTGATGGATTAGCATCACAATCATTTCAACCATCATTCGCATTTTAACAAAGGAGAATAACAATGGAAAAGCTATTTACGAAAGAATCAGTGTCAGAAATTCTTAGTGAATCTATCCCAACAGAAAAACAATTCAAGAAAATATTCCCCGAAGCATTTCAAATAATGGGAGAATGGAGATTATCTGAGTCTGACTTGAATAGATATATTGAAGCACATAAACATCCGAAAGAATTTATAAGAACTGAACTTGATTTCTTACACATGACACCTGAATATGAAGCCGCAGATGAAACTGATAAAATGTTTCTTGAAAGTGCTATTACTATTAAGTGGTATAATAAAAAGAGCTTAATAGAAAAACTTGCTAACTTAATATTGTTACATCCTCAGGATATAAGCAAAGATTTTATGTTTGCATTAAAAAAAGAATGGGATATAAAGTATGATATGCCTTATCCTGCTGGATTATATCCAAGTGTTAAAAAAATAGACATTGAATTGAATTATATTTAAATAACTTGACAATAACGAAAAACTTTAATATTATGATGGTGATATGTTAAAACAAAATAAAAACATTCCTTCTATGTTATTAATAAAAAATGTGAGGAATCTATGTGAAAAATCTGGCGAGATACGCAATGAAATAAACAGACCCTTTTATGGTGAAATTAATATTGTTATACAAGCTGGAAAACCAGTGTATATTAAGAGGTCTGAGACCATAAAATAATATTATAATCTGAATTATAATTCAAATCATAGTTGGAAAAGCCAAGATGATGTCAATATCTCTTGGCTTTTTTTATGTTTGGGGGCAGTTATGAAAAAACTTTTGATTGTTTTAATGTTGATGATTCTTCCATCAGGTCTCAGGGCTGAACCACCGACAGGAATCACACTTGCTCATGATGTTACATTCCAGCTTGTTACCGGAGACCTGACCTCTTCAGGAGTTCAATACTCAACAATGGATACAACAGGCACTGCGGCGGCAGAACTTGTCTTATTCACCAAATCCATTGACTTGGTTTTCGGAAATCAGAAAACAGCAATTCCTTCTCACAAATTTTTAGTAGACTTATACTTTGACATTAAAGTGGAAATCAGAGCATTGACTGCCACTGGTGATGTGGAATGGAAACCGCAGGCAAGGAATAAGAATGGAACATGGACTGATCTGGCATCTTATGTTGACCTTCCAGATGTTAATACTGTGTTCACTCTCAGCGTATTGAAAGGATATGCAACCACAGCTTCCACTATTGATGAAATTCCACTTGACTTCAGAATATTAATGAAATGTGATGAAACTGACAAAGGAATTGGGAAGGTGAAATCAGGGAGCAATATCAGAGCAATATTCAGAGACATCACATGGGGAGTTCAATAATGAAAATATTAATCCCGATTATATTTTTACTATCCACATTAAATATCCAAGCTGAAACAATTGGTGACTTGAGCAACAGCGAAGTTTATTCTGAAGTTGAAATAGTTGAAGAGCATTTCCATAATTTTGAACGGTTAATTAGCTGTAACCAAAATCCAACTGCGACTGTATTTGCCGATACATCCGGCACTGCTTTTTATACTTATGATTTTACAGCGGCGGCAGATTCAACATTCGGAACAGCATTACAAATACTTGGTGCAGATGATACTCCAATTCGAGCAGGAACGACACAATTTGATTTCCATAAAATTATGATTACAGCAGTAAATTCAAATACGTTATATAAAATGCGGATATATTTTGGTGCAACTGCTTCTGCTGGTGAAATTGCTGGAGATTTTACTGATATATGGTTCAGGGGAGATGATACAAATCCTCAGCAATCAAATCCGATTGAAGTACAGATTATGAGTAAAAGATTCCCGGTAGGTACTTGTGTTTGGGCGGCAATAGCAAATGCGGCAGGAGCACAGACAGCATCATTGGTATTTGCAATACATGAATACTCAGAATAAAAGAGAATAACTCTAAACATTAATCGAAAGGAAACAAAAACCAATGGAAACTCTAATCAAGGAAGCACTCAAAAAAGTAGGTCTTTCTGAGGGTCTGTGGGAGAAAATCAAGGTTACTTCAGCAACTGAAATTGAGTCTGCTGTTGCAAATTTAGTTCGGACTGAGAGGGATGCAAGCATCAGGGAAGCACTGAAGAAAGCAGGGATTCCTGAAGATGAACTTGACAAACATACTCAATCCATTTCAGACAACAGAGTGAGTGAAGCAGTAAAAACTCATGATGATAAACTGAAAGCAGACAAAGAAAAGGAAGATGAAGTGATCCGGCTTGCAGAGGAAGAAGCAAGTAAAAAAGCTGAACTGGAGAAAATCAAGGAGAAGGACAAAGACATGACAACCAATCCTGACAAAGATCAAAGAATTGAACAACTCACAACTCTTGTGGGAACAGTGGTTGAGAATATCACAAAATTGACAGAAACAGTCAATGGTGTTCAAAATAATATGTCAGAGAAGGACAGGATTGCATTTGTGTCTGATGCCCTGAAAGAAGCAAAGATTTCTGAAGACTGGTCTGAATTTGTGACAGAAACTGAACCTGATAAAATCAAGACTCAAATTGAGGGATTGAAAGGTAAGTTTACTACACAGAGACAGATCGATAATGACAAAATCGTTGCTGATGGTGGGACTCCTGCAAAGAGTGCTGGTTCTGACGTATTTGCAGACCAGACAGTTGCTGACTTTGCCAAAAGACAGGCTGGAGAATTAACAGAAGTTGGCGGTCTGGCTTCAAGGCAAGTATTAGCAAAATAATTAACAAGTTGAAAGAAAAAGGAGCATAATATGCAAAATCTTTCAGAAAACAATCTTGATGTCCAAGAAACATCAGGTACTCAGTATGATCCCGTCTTTAGACAAATTCTGAGTGATATTGCCGGTGGAGGCGTAATCAAGGCAAGTGAATCTGCCACTGACATGTCTGTTCTTGGTGCTGGAGTAATGGTTGCCGAATCTTCAAGCACTGATGGCATCTTTAATGTTGTGAAGTCTCAGAAATCAGATAGCACTACATCTGCCGCCGTGACTATCACTTTGGTAGCTGATGCGACATACAAATGTCTGTTCAAGGTTGGTGAGTTCATTTCAAAATATGGTGCGGCAACAGCTTCAACCATTTCTTCAATCACTCACACTTCCGCAACCGTAGATACAATTGTAACTGAGACAGCAATTGGTGATTTGGCGACTGCCAGTATTATTTGCGAAGAATCTGCCGCTTCTTCAGTTGTTGCGGCAACACTTTCCGGGCAATATGACGCTGAAGGCTTTACAAGAAATGTTATTAGAGTCAGAGAAGATGATTATAAGACTCTCAATAATGTCAATGTGGGAATTGTCACCAGAGGTGAAGTGAACGAAAGTAAGTTACCATATCCCGTTGATGCTGGTCAGAAAACTGCTCTGACAGCAAGAATGAACTTTTCCTGATTTTTTTAATTCAATTCAATATAAGGAGATTAAACAATGGGTATGCAATATAGTTTACTTAGCGAGATTAATAAAAAGTCCATTGGGACTTATATAAATAATCTCTTACCACTGCTTTTTTATTATCCCGATTTCTTCCCTGCCGAATCCACAGATGAATTGAAGTATGATACTCTGATCGGTTCTGAGGGAAGACCTGTTGCGGCTGATATTGTATCTTATAATTCATCCGCTCCAATCAAAACACGCAAAGTCATCGACAAGCTGACCGGAACGATTCCTTCAGAACGAGTCAAGAGAGTTATGCAGGAAACTGATTTGAACAAATATAATCAGTTAAAACGCATGGCAAATCCTGACCAAGATAAACTCCTGAAACTTGTGTTTGATGATGTAAATTTTGTCCACAAATCAGTCAGAGGAAGACTTGAATGGATAGCCTTAAAAATCCTTTCTTATCCGGCACTGACACTCACAAAATCTGTAAACAATGGAATTGTGACTGAATCTGCGATTGATTTCCAGATGCCAAGTGCTAATAAATCAGCCGCGGCAATAGCGTGGTCTGGTGCAGTTGGAACTACAACTCCAATCACTGATTTTATTACAACCGTAGCTACTGCCAAAACATATGGTGTGACCTTGAAATATGCTCTCATGAATGAAACTGATTGGGGATATTTCTCAACATCAACTGAGACCAAGAACTACACTTATGGTTTTATTTATGCTGGAGCAGGAATTAAATTGACTCCTACAAAAGAACAGGCAAATGATATGTTGAAAGCCCGTGCTCTTCCGACAATTCTTATCATCGATCAGACCATTACGATTGAGGATGATGATCATACTCAGACCACAGCAAATCCGTGGACAACTGGATATGTGACTTTCATTCCCGATCTCGCTGTTGGAAGAATGCTCTACGGTCCAATCGCTGAAGAGGATAATCCACCGAAACAGGTTACTCAGAGCAAGGCAGATGGTGTCTTAATAACGAAATTCTCTGATGTTGATCCTGTTCAGGAATTCACAAAGGGTGAATGCAATGCATTCCCTTCATGGACACGTGTTGATGAATGTTTCAATATGTATGTTCTTGCAACTGTATGGTCATAAAAAATGACAAATCTTGAAGCATTAAAGTCATTGACTGAATATCGAAGCCAAAACGACAATCTGTTTGAGAAATCTCTGCTTGATGCAGGGATTGCAACTGGTGGAACATACACAGCCAGTGCAGAACAGAGCATTGATTTGGTGATGGCTGACATATACCTCTCTCTTTCCGGACATCCTGAACTCAGTGATGGAAGGACAGGGATAAAATACCCAGTTGAGAAACTCCTTGAACTGAGAAAGAGGTTATATGATAAGTGGGGACTTGTACTTCCTGAGATTTCAAGTCAGGCAAATGTTCCTGAAGTCACAGGGAAAGTCTCTGTGGCAAGGACAAATTTCTGGTAAGGAATTGGCTTATGGGATTCCAAAGGTTTCCAAATACTGTTGTCATTTCATGGATGGATGGAACTGAGTATTTTAACGCCACATCTGGTGCATATACTCAGGGAACTCTGACAACTCTCTCAACTGTGGCTAATGCACAGCCACAGACTGAGAGATATGCCATTGATACTGATGGGAACAGAAAAAAAGTCAGATATTCAATCAGCACACCTTTAATTGCTCAAACAATTGACAGAGAAACAGCAACTCTCACAACATCACTTGATGATTATGTTGAGAAATTCTCAATAATTAATCTGTTGAATTATCAACTTCACACTGAGGTGCAAATATAATGCTGGGATTAACAGCCGCCTTCTCACTTCCACTGATGTTCAGTAACATTGACAAATTTGTTGACAATAAAGAGAAAGAACTTGCAGAAGGGCTTGCTTTTTTTGGTGAACAGTTTGTGAATGATGCCAGAACTTATGGGGATTATGAAGACAGGACATCAAATCTCAGAGGTTCTATTGCTTATGATGTTGTTCAGGATGGGAGAACACTATACAGTGACTATTCTGGGGGAGACAATTCAGGTGAAGAATCCAAATATTATGCAGAGAAAGCTGTTGATGATGTAATTATGGATGAAGGGATGCTTACAGATGGCAAAATGTGGCTCATAGGCGTGGCAGGAATGGAATATGCTTCTCCATTAGAGTCTAAAGGCTGGGATGTTATCACAACATCAGTCCCTGAGTTCATAGATATAAAATCATTTTTGAAAGAAGCAGGACTGGAATGAAAACAATAACTGATATAATTGAAAAACTTTTTCCTGTTGTTAATGTTGCATCTGTGACAACTACACTGGATGGTGGGGCTGTTTATAGATTCAGCAGACCAAATAATACTCAAGGGAAATGCGTTGTCATAACCAGTCTTCCGATTTCAAAGAATGAAGGAGCTATCACTCAAGCATCCACTGTTATCATCAATGCTTATGCTGAAAATTTTGCAAATGGATTGTCTGATGATATATCTATTACTGCAATTGTTGATGCTGTCATTTTAGTTCTTGAAGCATACACAAGTGGGACTTCAGAGTATTTTGAATTTGTAATTGAAAGTCAGTCTCTACTTAAAGACATCGATGATGAAACTTTGAGTTATGGAAGTTTGAGGCTTAGATGCACTATTGAAACATAATTTTTAATGAAGGGAGCAAGACATGAGTAAATATCGTCTTGTTGGACTGGAAAGTGTAGGAGTTGGCACAGTAGACACAACGTCATATACAATGCCGTCAACATTTACAACAATATATAATATTGTTCCCGGCAGTGCTGTCTTGGCACTTGAAATTCCGACAAAAAGTAAGTATTACGTGGAAGACTCAGAATATCCTGATACTGTGATATCTGAGGCAGGAGCAAAAATGGTTGAGTTTTCAACAAGAGATCAAGCAGGGCATTTGATGGTGCTTGCTTTTGGGGGAACAAATAACACAACAACCAATGTCTGGACTGCTCCAACTGCTCCAAGAGGTGTTGTTGAAAAAGCATTACAACTTGTCTCAAAGACATTTGGTGGTGTAAAATACACATATGCAATTCCAAGAGCAGAATTTGGGGCTGGTGCTGACCTTAGATTCTCAAACAAAGGTGCAACTGAGCCGGGAGTTCTGAACTTCCAAGCTGAAGTGCTTGTTGGCGAAAACACGACAACAAATGTTGCTCCGATAACCAGAACAAGAAGCTAAATTAATAAGCAGGGATCAGAGATGTTCCCTGCTTAACATAAGGAGATGTTAAAATGAAATCCGCAAAAGCTCAAGTGGAAAAACCACTGGATGAAAAAGAAGTTCTGCAAAAAGCATCTGATGTAATTGTTGATGAAGGCATTCCTGTTGAAATCACAGTTGCAAATCCGAATATTCTTCACAGACTCAAAATTCTCAAGACTTCCAGAACATATATTTTAAAGCCATTGCATTATGGTACTCTGATTCGAATATCAAAAATCCTTCATGATATAGGTGAAGTTGAAAATGTTGAGAATTATATTGCTGAAGGAATAGAATCACTCCACAAACATGCCAACAAAATGATTAATGTCATTGCACTTGCATTGACTGATTCAAAAACAAAGCCAACATTCATGCTGAAATATTATATCAAATGGAATTTAACCACTGTTGAGTTATTTCAACTTTTACATATAGTTGTGAAACAAATGAGAATCACAGAATATTTGCAATCTATCATCTTGGTCAAGGGGATGAATCAGATGACTCAGATTCAGGACAAGATGGGAACTGCCCCACAGAATACAGAAACTGCTGGAGAACTCTCAGTCAAACAATAAAATATTTTCATTTCACATTGGATTATGTTCTCTGGGAAATAAACTGGGTAAACTTACAAATGATGATAAACTCAATACCAAAATCTGAATATCAGAAAAAGAAAGACAAAGAAGCCAAATCCAACAAGGGAAAAACTGCTGAAGGAGATACATATCAGAATATTCAAGACTTCAGTGAAATCGAAGGAGTGTTCAAATGATGGAAAAACCAAAATGCACAAATCCAAACTGTTTTGAAGGCACTATTGAAGTGCAAAATGGAGCAGAAACATCAACCGAAGTCTGTCCTGTATGTAAAGGGACTGGATATGTCCCCAACGCGATAGAGTGTGAATTTGAAGGATGCGTAAATGGCAAGATAGAACAAACAGAACCAGGTGAAGTTGATTTTAAGACTGAAACAATAGGAGACATCGAAGTATTTGAAACGAATTGCCCTAAATGTCATGGTAAAGGTTGGTATATTCTACAAGAACCGACTCAGGTCAACTCTAAAATATCGCTATCAATCTGCATGATAGTTGGTAAGGAAGAAGGAAATCTCCAGAGATGTCTTGACTCAATCCTTCCACTGACATATCAGGACTGGTGTGAATTGATTATTATATGCACTCAGGAAGGTGACAGAACACAGCAGATCGCAGAAAAGTATGCTGATATTGTAGAATTCCAGAAATGGGAAGCTGACTTCTCAAAACATAGAAATTATGGAATCAATCTGGCAAGTGGAAGGAAAATATTTATCATTGATGCAGATGAACAACTTGAGCAGGACAGCTTATATCTTCTTCAGGATATGATTTTAAATCCTGAATATTCTGAGTTTGGAACAATGTTTATGAATGTCATTAATATCTTATCTATTGACAAAATAAAAAGGTCTGTTGTTCAGCAAGCAAGAATATTTGATAATCCAGAAGGGAAGCCATTATATACTGGTGCGGCTCATAATAAACCACAGCCGACAGAGCCATATTTTATAGCAAATGATGTGAATCTACTTCATTTTGGATATATGTTTGAGGGCAAGCAATATCTGAAAAAAGAGAAAATGAATAGAACACTTCCAATTCTTCTGAGAGAATACAAAAAAGATAACAATAATTTGCAAATGCTGACTCACATTATTAAAACTTATCACACTGAAAGGGATCATAAAAATGTAATGGCATACAGTAATAAATGGATTAAAATGATGAGAGATGTCAAGAAAAAAGGTGAATTTAATGATGGTTGGTTTGCATATCTTGAGATTTTCAATATTCTTGTCGCATCTTGTGTGACTAATAATGAAATCAAAAGAGCATTGAAATTCAAGAAAATAGCTGATGAATTCTCTGACAGGCTTCCAATGATACATTTTCATATTGGATATTGGTATGCAACAAAGGAAAAAAGAGAAGATGCTGTCAAATGGATTGAACAAGGAGTCAAAATTGCAAATAAAACTGCCGGGAAGATGGAAGGATTACTTGCTTCCCATGTTGATATGATAATCGATGAAATTTTTGTCTGGCTTACTGTCTATTACTTTGAAAAAGGAGATTATGACAAAGCCGGGAAATACATGAATGCTGGAGTGCATAACAGTCAGCATCCTGAAAGAATTCGCTGGGACATTTGGAATGAGGAAAACTGCAAAAAGCGATTAATAACTTGAGGTGAATCATGCCATTGAATGTTGGTGGTGGGGATGCTCTGTTCTTCAAAACAGGGATTGACCCTTCTGGAGTAAAAAGTGGAGCATTGGCAGTCAAAGGGATTCTTGCCGGATTGACTAAGAACATCTCCACAATGGATGTGTTTGCCGGTCTATCGATTGGTGGAGCTATTGCATTTGGGAAAATCAGTGCTGAGATGTATAAATTCTCAAGAGATTACAAGAAAGCAATGATTGAGGTCTCAACAATATCTGATGATGTTGCAAAGGATATTGAAGGAGTCTCTGATAAAATTCTTGAATTGACAAGAATCCTCCCACAGACTGCTGAACAGCTTGCAAAAGCAGAATATCAGATAATATCAGCAGGAATCACAGATGTTGCTGAATCTCTGGATGTTCTCAGAGTATCTGCTGAATTGGCAACTGCTGGTCTGACTGACACATTCACAACTGCTGATGCCCTGACTTCCATTATGAATGCATATGGGAAACAAGCAGGGACTGCTGAACAAATCTCTGATAAGCTATTTACCACAGTTCGACTCGGTAAAATTAACATGCAACAGCTTGCAACTAATATTGGAATGGTGACAGGACTTGCATCTCAGGTTGGACTTGAATTTGCTGATTTGACAACTGCAATTTCTGTTGGAACAAAAACTGTCAGACCTGAAATATTCTTCACAGCGATAAGGGGCTTCCTGACATCTCTTGTGAGACCTTCCGAAGATGCCGCCAAAATGGCTGAAAAGTTGGGTATTGAGTGGAGTACAGCAGGACTGAGAGCAAAGGGACTCACAGGCTTCCTGAAGGACTTGAATGAGAAAACAGGCGGCTCTGACAAGATTCTTGGAAAACTTCTTCCTAATGTCAGAGGATTAATCGGTCTACTGGCTCTTGGTGCTGATGAAGGAAGGGATTTTGCCGATGCATATGGAGAAATGATTGATTCAGTTGGTTCAAAGAATGATGCTCTTGCACTGCAACTTGAGGAAACTGGAAACAAAACAAAGATATTCTGGAATAATATTAAGGCTGAACTGGCTGATTTTGGGGATGCTACACTTGATATTATTGATAGCATGGTGTCTGGTCTGAATAAAGCCTTTGAAAAAGCAACATTAAGAGAAGAACTCAATGAAGCTCTCACAAACAAAGGACTTGCAACAGCTTTGCCAGTTGGCTCAAAAGTCAAAAGAGCTAAAACTGCTATTGAAGGGGCTGGTCTTGGCATTGAAGACCTTGAAAAGAGACTTCGTTCCATTTATGTGCTTGGGGAAAAGAGTCTTGTTGGTGCACAGCTTAAACACAAACTAATAAATGATATTATTGCAAGACAGCTTGAAATAGAGGAACAGATTCAAGCGGTGAAAGATAGAGTCACAGACAGAAACAAAACTGAAGCTGACAATGAGAAGAAAGCGTCTGACAAAAGAAGGGCTGATGCTGAAGCCAGACTGGAAGAAATTGAAAAAGCCAAAGAACAGATGAAGCAGTTTGAAAAAGAAACTGAAGATGCTAACAAATTAACAGACAAACGAGAGAAGGAAAGAAAAAAGAAAGACCTTAATGACTTAATTGCTCTTAATAAAAAATTAGCAAGAGAAGAACTCCAAATACACAATAAGAAATACAGAAATCTCCTGAAGTCATATCACAGATTCACTGATGAAAGACTAAAAGAATATCTTGCAAGACTCAAAGAAGAACTTAAATCTGAAGAATGGCTTGCCGATGAAAAGGAAATACTTCTTGAGCGTATTGGTGAAGTTGAAGATGATATGGCTCAAAGAACAATCAGACATATAAGGGAGATTGGAGATGCCTTTGACCATCTTGCTAATATTGTCACAGGTCTGGATGAAAACCTTGCAAAAACACTCAATACAATGGGAGGGATGGCAAGAGGAATTTCCAGTCTGGCAACAGCTATTACATCAGGCAATATTCTTGGACAAGTATCATCTGGAGTTGGTCTTTTAAGCACTATTATGGGAGCATCAAGCAAGAGTAAATATGAGAGAAATGAGGATGTTTCAACAGGATTTGGTTGGAACATGGTTCAGTCAATGTTAGATGCTATGAATTCCGATGAATCACAGAAAGCGATGCGAGACCCAAACAAAACAATTGAACCACTCACAAGGTCGCTTCAATTAATGAAAGACACAATCCCTGTACTTCAAGAGTTGGTTGCTGAATATGCAAAACTTGGTGATGGAACTTTCACTTTATTGACTCCTGAGAATCTCCATGCTCAGAATATAGCAATCAAAGAGATTACAGACCAGTTGCATCTACAATTGACAGGAACAACTGCTGACTCAATTGCTGATGGAATTGCAGATGGATTTGCATCAGGATTAAGTTCTGCTGAAGTGTTTGCTCAGAGTTTTGAACAAATAATGCAGAATGCTTTGATGCAATCATTCAACAGGCAAATTATGGAAGGATTCCTTGATGAATGGTATATCTCCCTTTCAGATGCTCTTGAATCAAATGGATTAGATGAAGGAGAAATTGATATATTATCTAATGCTCTCAGACAAGGAATAGTGGGGTCTAAAAAAATATTCGATGCACTTGGTTTGGGTCAATTATTCGGAGATGAAGATGATGAAGGTTTTGGTTCTCCACAAGGATTAACAGGAGCAATTGCAGGAATAACAGAGCAGACTGCCGGACTTCTTGAAGGAAACATCAATGCAATGAGAATCGATATGAGAGAAGTCAGGAATTCTGTTGCTCTCATGGATGATATGTTGGAAGAAACAACAAGGATTGCAGATAATACTGAATTTCTGAAATCTATTGATAGAAAACTTTCAACCAATACTGAAATATTACGTTCAATGGGAGTTGCATAATGGCAAATTACAGACTTGATGGAAGTAATTTAAAAACAGTATATGGAGTCACTGTGAATTCTGTCAGTGGGAATCTTGATTTACTTCAGAGAAAAGGCAAAACTGCTGAAGACTGGTTAGATGAAGATGGTGAAGAAGAGCATGTTCTTGCAAATGATATTTATTTCAAAGCAAGAGACCTCTCACTTCAATGTCAAATCAGTGCAACAAGTGTGGCAACTATGCTGGTAAACTTGAATGCATTAAAATCAGTTCTTGAAAGTTCAGGTCTTCATACACTGTATTTGGGAACAACAGGAGTCACTCATTCAGTTTTCTTTAAGGCTGGTGGGAAAGTCACTCCAGCAACAAAATATGGAACATCTGATCTCATGGCGGCTAATTTCAGACTCAGACTCAGAGAACCTGATCCAACTGTTCAATAAGGAATAATTGATGGGACAATTATCAAACTACATGGAGAATAAACTTCTTGACCATACTCTTGGCAATGGTGTATATACAAGACCATCAGGGCTGTTCCTGACCATGACAACTGATTATGTGGTAGATGCTGATACAGGGGGAAGCATATCGGAAATATTAGGGTCAACACAAGATGGGTTTGTTGAACATTTGACACTTGCTGAAAACAATTATTCTGCTGGAGTATTTCAGGATTTAACAGCTAATAATAATGATGGCACTCCGGCGAATGCTCCCAGTTTTGCAAATGCTCCTGATGGTAGAGCGGATAGGGCGACTGTGTTTAACGGGACGACAGATTATATTCAAGTTGCATCTTCATCAGATTTTGCTCTTAATACTCCCTTTTCTGTTTCATTGTGGGTATACCAAACTGGAGATGGCTCTTCAGACCCATCGGGCTTAGTAGCCATTTCTAATGGATTTAGTGATCTTGTATTTTTCCAATTATATAATGACAAGCGATTCAGAGTTTTATTTGATGATGGTTCAGGAGCTATAAGTTTAACTAAAAACGCCCCTAATTTCCAGAGAAATAAATGGGAACATCTCGCTCTTACCCATGATTTGACTGATTGGGAATATTATTTAAACGGTGTCAGTGTTGGCACTTCTAATAGTCCATCACTTTTTCCTGCCACATCCCACTCAGTAAGGATTGGCAGCGATATATCTGGAAGGGATTTCAAAGGTAACGGTTGCAACGTTCGCATCTACAATAGAGCATTAACTTCTGCCGAAATTACAGCTATATATAATGATGAATTGGCAGGTGGTAGCAATTTTGCCAGAATATCATGTGATGATTTCGCATCAGCTTCAGGAAGAAGCACTGTAAATAACACATTATATTCATTTCCAACTCCTTCTGCTGACTGGGGAGTAGCATATGGTTGGGCTGTTCTTGATACTGCCACATTACTGACTGGAAATATTATTGCTTATGGTGACTGGAGTCCTGCAAAGATAATTGAATCAGAAGCATCTGTTGACATTAAACTTTATGAACTTGAAATCACATACAAAAAGAATGGCAGTTCAAATTACTTGGCAAATGCAACTCTTGACCATCTGTTTGAGGGATCAGCATTCACTCCACCAACGAATATTTATATGGGATTCACAACCAGTGCAATTGCTGATACAGATACAGGCTCAACAGTATCAGAACCGGCATCAGGATATGCCAGAACATTGATAAATAACTGGGATGCCGCTTCAGATGGAGAATCAGTAAATACTGATGTACTTGAATCATCCACAGCAACGGATGTTTGGGGGGATATATCTAAATTTTTATTAGCAGATGCATTGACAACAGGAAATATATTATTTCATGGAGCATTAGATGAAGCAATAGCAATCACAAAATATGATTTCGTGTCTCTTGATATTGGAGATATCACAATTTCACTCGATTAAAAGGAGCATATTATGGCTGGTCAGATGGTTATTGAAGGTGTTCAGGAAATGTATGATGCTGTGTTTATTGATAATGCAACTCCTGAAGACAAAGAACTTATTTTATTTTCAAATGATTTAACAATCACAGATGCAACAGTCAATGCATCTATAACTGAAATAACCACAAATGGTGGTGAAAAGGTAACTATGGACAAAGCAAAATGGGTTGCCGCCACTGCCGCAGACCCTGTTGTTTCACAATACAATGGAGCAACTGGAATTGTTTTCACTATCACTGGAGCATTGTCTGTTTATGGCTGGGCTGTCAAGGGAGTAACAAGTGATAAAATTTATGGTGCTGAGAATTTCGGGCTGAAGACTTTTGCAAATGGAAATGAATTC